ACTCCTTAAAGAACAAAAGCAAAATATATAACAAAATATTTAAAAAATAAATTATGGGACAATTTGGTAATCAACCGGATTTTGGAACAAGAGCAAAAGGAATAATACCTACAGGTGATTTTGAAGCCGGAATACCCGGGGAAGATTTAAATTCAGCGGCATTATATATTGGTACAGGAGGTACTTTAGTGTGTAATGTTGTTGGAGGAAACACAAACGATACCAGCAAATACACTGTATTTAAAAATATTCCTGATGGAACTTTTTTTCCTGTTATAGTAAATAATGTATGGGCTAGTTTCGATATAGATGCAGAAATTACAACTTGTTCTGACATAGTAGCGCTTTACTAATGAAAATGGGTATAGGCATTGGCTGGCCTAATAGCACAAGTGGAAGAGGTGGAACATATACCTTTATAATACAAGACTGCAATGCTTCATTAAGAACAGTTTATTCTACTTCATCACAATTTTTGCCAGGTGCTTTTATGTTTACAAATGTTGAATTAACCACTCCGTTTACTAACGCAGGTTTTTGGAATTTACCAGAATTAATAGATTCTACCGGAGGTTACGCAATGAACGGAACAGGAGAAGTAGGAAACACATTAACAAGTTGTGAAGTATAATAATAAAATAATATAAAATGGCAACAGAAGAAATTGCGGGAAAGTTAACATTCTTTCAAGAGCAAATTCATATGATCCATTGGGAAACTAGAAGTTTTGCAGAGCATAAAGCCACTGGAGAACTATATGAATATCTACAAGACTTTAAAGATAATGTAGTTGAAAAACTAATGGGTTATACCGGCAAAAGAATTCAAGCAATGAAAATTAAATTGATTGGCAATAAAGCGGATTCAATGGAAGTTGTAGATAGAATTTGTAAATTCGCAGAAGAATTAATGAATTATGCAGAAGCTAGTAAATTCTGGGATGTAGCAAACATGGCTCAAGAATTATCCGGTAAAGCGGCTAAAACAAAATATCTTTTAACATTATCATAATAAACAATTAAATTAAATCAAATGGACGTAGTAAAACAAATTACAGCAGCGCAATTAGAAACAATTGTAAATCAACAAAAAGACATCAATGCATTACTAACAAACATTGGAATTGTAGAATCACAAAAGCATGGATTCTTACATCAATTAGCAGATGTTAATAAAGCGGTTGAAGATTATAAAAACGTATTACAAGAAGAGTATGGTCCTATCAATATTAATTTAGAAGATGGAACTTACACTGTAATAGAAGACACCGCTGAAGAAGCAAAATAATGGATTCGGTTATTAGAAAAATAAGTATAGGTGTAGACTACAAAAATGAGGCTATGCACTATTCTGTTGGACAACAAGTATATGGGGGACACGAGATCTCCTGTATACTTGAAGCATCCGATAAGTCCTATAAAATTTACATTAAAAAAGAAGATGAAGTAATGCCTTGGAAAAAGTTTAATCCTAACATGGCTATTGCTATTGAATACGATTTAGAATATTAATGGAAAGTGTCTTTAGTTTTATCGTTCGTCCAGTAAATGGAGATCGATACAACAACAAAGTCAAAGTAGGAGATAAAGATCTTATACTAAATACCCGAATAGAAAGTTTTAAATCTGTTAATAATTTTGCAGAAGTGGTTTCAGTACCATTAGCATATAATACAGATATAAAAGTGGGAGACATTGTTGTAATACATCATAATGTATTTAGAAAGTTTTATGATATAAGAGGCAAAATAAAAAACAGTAGAGCTTATTTTAAAGATGATCTTTACTTTTGCGATCTTGATCAGATATATTTATATAAAACAGATGCTGAATGGAAATCATTTGGTGATAGATGTTTTATAAAACCATTAAAGAATAATGACCATTTAAGACTCGATAAGGAACGAAAGCTTATTGGTATATTAAAATATGGAAATAGTTCTTTAAATAAGCTTAAAATCAATCCTGGAGACTTAGTTGGTTATACTCCTTTTGGAGAATATGACTTTATAATAGATGGGGAGCGATTATATTGTATGAAATCTAATGATATTGTAATTAAGTATGAATATAAAGGAGACGAAGCTGAATATAATCCAAGCTGGGCATAAAGCAGTATTGGAGTTAATCAAAGTAGCTGAAGAAGCTATCTTAGATAATGGCGAAGACGATTTAGCGGCAGACAAATTAAAGAATGCAGCTGCTACTAAAAAGCTTGCAATATTCGACGCTTTTGAAATACTTACAAGAATAGAACTCGAAGAAAGAATATTAACCGACGAGGAAACAGCAAAAGATACTGCACAAAAAGTATTTAAAGGTTTTGCAGAAGGGAGATCTAAATAATGTACGAACAAAATTTATTTAGAGTCATACCCAATTACGTTAAGCAAAGCGTTATAAAGCAAAACAATCGTAATAAAAAATGGGCATATGGATATAATAAAGACCATGATATGGTTGTTATTAGTAAAACTGGAAAGATTGGTGAGATATATGAAATCCAAAATTTAAAGATAGCCTTACCTGAAGTAGAAAAAGTATATTCTAGATCTAATAAAAAAGAAGAACAGTATTGGGAAAAAATAGAATACCCGAAAGAATTAGATAAAATAAAAAATGTATTTGATTGGAATAAATATCCAGATCATTTTAAAGAGCAGTGGTACGATTATGTAGATGCTGAATTTAAATATAGAGATGAAGGTATATTCTTTAATAACAATGGAATTCCAACCTATATAACCGGTACCCATTATATGTACTTGCAATGGAGCAAGATAGATGTGGGTGCTCCAGACTTTAGGGAATCAAATAGATTGTTCTTCATATTTTGGGAAGCTTGCAAAGCGGATACAAGATGTTATGGAATGTGTTATTTAAAAAATAGACGTTCCGGATTTTCGTTTATGTCTTCTGCAGAATTAGTAAACCAAGCAACTATATCAAGCGACTCAAGATTTGGTATATTATCAAAATCTGGGCAGGATGCTAAAACAATGTTTACAGATAAAGTTGTTCCAATCTCTATTAACTATCCTTTCTTTTTTAAACCAATACAAGACGGTATGGACCGTCCAAAAACAGAATTAGCCTATAGGGTTCCGGCTTCTAAATTTACAAGAAGAAAATTAGATGCGAATGAAACTGTAGTAGAGTTAGAAGGATTAGATACTACAATTGACTGGAAGAATACCGGGGACAACTCTTATGACGGGGAAAAATTAAAGTTACTCGTACATGATGAAAGTGGTAAATGGTTAAAACCAGATAACATATTAAACAACTGGCGTGTTACAAAAACGTGTCTTCGATTAGGTAGTAGAATTATTGGTAAGTGTATGATGGGATCAACATCAAACGCTTTAGATAAAGGAGGAGATAACTTTAAAAAATTATATTATGACTCCGACGTCACAAAGAGAAACCGCAATGGTCAGACTAGCTCAGGATTATATAGTTTGTTCATACCTATGGAATGGTCGTACGAGGGATTCATTGATACTTATGGCTTACCTGTATTCGACACTCCAAAAACCCCGATAAAAGGTGTAGATGGAAATTGGATTGAATATGGCGTTATTGAACACTGGCAGAATGAGGTAGATGGTTTAAAGAGTGATCAAGATGGTTTAAATGAATATTACCGTCAGTTCCCAAGAACAGAACAACATGCATTTAGAGATGAAGCAAAACAATCTTTATTTAATCTTACTAAAATATACGAGCAAATAGATTATAATGATGACCTTAGAAACTCAAATGTTTTAACACGAGGCAGTTTCCAATGGGAAAATGGAATACAAGATTCGCAGGTAATTTTTTATCCAAATAAAGATGGAAGATTTTTAATTTCTTGGATACCACCTAAACATCTTCAAAACCGTGTAATTATAAGGAATGGGCTTAAATACCCAGGTAATGAACACTGCGGAGCATTTGGCTGTGATAGTTATGATATATCAGGAACAGTAGATGTAAGTAGAGGATCTAATGGAGCTCTTCATGGATTAACAAAGTTTACCATGGAAGATGTCCCCCCTAATCATTTCTTTTTAGAATATATTGCAAGACCTCAAACAGCTGAGATATTTTTTGAAGATGTTCTTATGGCTTTGGTATTTTATGGAATGCCTATATTAGCAG